CTGAATTTCTTACGAAAGAAGATGGGGGTAGGGGGGGTGTAATATATGTTAGACTATTACTATGAATAATAAAAAACCGCCTGAACTTCACATCATTGATGGCACTAAAGGAGTCAATCAAGGGCAACTCCTTCCTGAAAAAATTAAGCAAAGAATACCTAAAGCAGATTGGCTAGACAATCCTGACTCATGGGACATGGATGTTTTTGTAAAAGAAACTTCTGAGTTTTTGTATGAGGTTTACGGCATAGGATGCGATCAAGACAAACACTCGCTTGCATTACTAGCAGACACAATTGATATGTATGTTACCTGCAAGAAAAAAATTAAAGAATCGTCAATGGTATTAGTAACCAATGGTGGCAAGACTGCTATGCCTAATCCCTATGTAAGTATTTTGCAGAAATGCTTACGAGATATATTTATGATTATGAACGAACTAGGGCTTACCGCTAGAAGCAGGCTAAATTCAAATAAAGTAGAAGCTGAATCTCCAGTAGCTAAATTTCTTAAAGGACCATTTGCCCATTAATTATGAACAACTGGGAAGATGGAATTCACTATGCACATGAAGTAGTTAAAGGCAACATTAATGTATGCCAAGATGTAAGGCTCGCTTGTCAACGCTTTATTAATCAAATAGAGAATAAAGAATGGGAATGGGTTTTTGATCACAGACCGCCACAACACATTCTTAATTTTGCATCTACACTTAAACACACAAAAGGTCCGCAGGCAGGCGAGCCTATAGTATTAGAGCCATTTCAAATTTTATTTCTATGTGCCGTATATGGCTTTAGAAGTAAGAAAGATTTAGAGAAAAGAATGGTAACAGATGTAATACTATTCATTCCTCGTAAAGCAGGCAAATCTACCTTAACTGCAATCATAGCTTTGTATGAAATATTATTTGGCGAGGCAGGACCTGAAGTATTTACGCTTGCTACAAATAGAGAGCAGGCAACTATAGTCTTTGATGCATCAAGAGGATTTATAGAAAATATGCCTACAGAATTATCAAACTTATATGTCTTAAATAAGTATGAGATAAAAAAGGTAGGCGATAGTCAATCAATATTTAAAGCTCTTTCTAGAGATACTAAAAAAACAGGTGATGGTAAAAATCCATCATGTGTCATAGTAGATGAAGCATCACAAATCTTAGACCGCAATGCAATAGAAGTATTACATTCGGGTATGGTAGCTAGACAAAATCCATTGCGTATATATATTACAACTGCAAGCTTTACTAAAGAAACTAAGTTCCATGAAGATATGTCTTTATATCAAGCTATGCTACATGGCGAGGCTACAGACAATCCTAGGTGGTTTGGACTGTTATATGGGCTAGACCCTCAAGATGATTGGCGAGATCCTACAACATGGGCTAAAGCCAACCCAATGCATGGTATATCTGTATTTGAATCCGCTATTGTAGAAAGAGCGGAAATGGCTAAACATAAGCCTGCAAGCCTTAATGAATTTTTGTGCAAAACATTAAATATATTTGTTAGTGCTAATAGTGCATGGTTAGACCGATCACATTGGGATGATCCGCAAACTATTATTACAGAAGCAAGAGAACCTGAAGCCGTATTTATGGGATTTGACTTAGCATCTACTCGGGACTTAAACGCAGTAGTAACCCTAAAGCGATATGGCGAAGATGACTATGAGGCAGAATTTAAATTCTTTTTGCCTGAAGAAGGGTTATCCCTAATACCTAAACATTACTCTGATATTTTTAGAACTGCCGTAAATAGCAAGATTTTAAAAATTACAGAAGGCAATGTAATGGACTATAACGAAGTGGCAGACTATATATTAGGGCAATATAAGATATATCCTAATTTAAAAGAAGTAGGATATGATGCCTACAATGCATCACTATTAGTTAGCCGTTTACATGAAGCAGGCTTGCCAGTAAAAAAAGTCGGTCAGGGTATGTCCGTATTAAACAATCCTAGCAAATACGCTGAAAGACTAATACTTCAAAAAAGTATTAAGCATGATGGCAATCCTTTTGTTGGTTGGCAACTAGGAAACTGCGAAGTGTATGAGGATGTGAACGGAAACATTAAAGTTCGTAAAAATGAAGCTGACAAATCTGCAAAAGTAGATGGTATTATTGCTTTAATTATTGCTTTGCATTGCTCTTTAGATAATCCTTTTGTATCATCAAGCTTTGGTTTTAGAAGTTTTTAGTATAAAATTTGTAAAAAGTAAGGAGTAATTATGGGTATTTTAGATATTTTTAGAGGCAAAAAATCTCTACAAAAAGAGTCAAATACCCTATTTGGGCAGACACAACTTGGTAATAATGTTCTTTATCAAGGTCCACAAGGTCGCCAAACAGTATCACAACAACTATTATATGTAACAACTGGTAGCACAACACAGGCAGGCAGACCTGTAGATATGACTGTTCTATCAAGGAATAGTACAGTTATTTCATGCGTAAACGCTAAAGCTAGGGCATTAGCTCAATTACCTAAAGAAGTAATGTATAAGTCTGATGATGGTACTTTTGTAAATGCTTTAGAAGCAACAGGCATAAACGCAAGAGATAAAGCAAAAGCTAAACAAGTATTAAATTTAATATATCAGCCTAATAATTTTCAATCTAGCTATGAGTTTTGGTATCAATGGTCAATGTGGCAAGACTTAGCAGGAGAGTGTTTTACCTTATTTTGGAGAGCTAAACAAGATGATCCTACGCAAACCCCTATTGAGATGTATAACCTTGATGCCACTCTTATTACTGTTCAGCTTACTCCTACTCGTTATCCTTCCTATCGTCTTACTACTCCTACTTATGGATTTAATAAAGATGAGCCTCTCTCAGCCCATCAGGTCATGCACATATCAGAATCAGCATGGCAAGGTAGTGCGGGATGGAACAAAGGCATATTGGCAACGGAACTCGTTGCACTAGATCAAGATATAGATTTATATGCTAACTATGTCATGCAAAATGGTGCTAAACCTAGTGGCTTATTTAGGACTGAGCAAGTAATACCTGATGCTAAATATAAAGAAATTGCAGGCAGATTAAAAGAGGCTTGGTCAAATATGACTAATTCTCGCAATAGCGACTATAGCAAGCCCGGTCAAGGAATGTTATTAGATCAAGGCATGACCTTTGAAACTGTAGATATGCTAACTTTGCAAGACGCAGATTGTGCTAATTTAAAGCTACAGACTATGAAGCGTATATGCGGATTGTTTGGTGTGCCACCTGCAATGATTGGCATTTCTGAGGGTAAATATAATAATACTCAAACAATGCTTGATGAATTCTATAAAACAACTATGTATCCTACAGTTATTAACATAGAACAAAAGTTAAATCAGTCCTTATTTAAAGGATACCCAAATTTATGTATTAGATTTGATACTAAGGAATTCTTAAAAGGAGCTCCGTTAGATCAAATGAATTTTGTAACTGCAGGAGTATCTAATGGCATACTTACGCAAAATGAAGCTAGAGAATATTTAAATATTCCTAAAATGTCAGGTGCGGATACTTTGCAAAGTAGCAGTAAACCACAAAATAATATTAGCGGAACATCACCTCAAGATACTGGGGGCGGTGGTGGTAATCAAACTAGAAGAATGAACATAGGGAGTACATGATGTTTTTAAAAGATTTAATAAACAAATGGACTTCCCAAATTAATACTTCTAGTGTTAAACTGCCTAAAAATGCTATAGAATCCCCTAAAATACAAGATAATAATCAAGCTATTTCTAACGGGGCAATAAATGAAAAATCTAATTCTAGTTTGCGAAGCGGAAGTAAAACTCGGTCAGTCAGCAGACGAAGCAAAAAATCCTAGCGGAATGATTGAAGCCCGAGCAACGACTTGGGGTGCTAGAGAGGGTGCGGATGGTAGAAAATTTAACTATCAACCCGAGGGTTTCTATGATTGGGCAGACGAATTTTCTAAGATGAATAAGCCTATGCCTATGTTCCTAAACCATAATGATATGGGTATGCCTATTGGCGAGTGGAATGAAGTTATGTTTGATGAAGATGGCATGACCGCAAAAGGTCGTCTTTATCTTAATACTGTAAGCGGATCAGATGTTTACTCAATTTTAAAAGAATCTCCTAATATGTTTGGTGGAGTTTCTGTAGGTGCTTATGCAGATGAGGCACACATGGTAGATGAAAATGGTGAGCCTTGTGATGATGATGAAGAAGGTTATTTTCAAATTACTAAAGGCGGTTTGCGTGAAATATCTGTAGTTATGTATCCTAATAATCCTGAAGCTAATATTCAAAAATTAGAATATTTTGATGCAGAAGGACACGCTAATCCCCGATTAATCGAAAAAGTCTTGCGTGATGCAGGTCTTTCCCGAAAAGATGCGACCACCGCATCTTCAGTCCTCAAGAAAATTTTAGAACAGCGTGATGCTGATAAAACTATTACTGAGGTAGCCCCTATTCAGAGTGAGCCTGAAGCGGTGGTCAATGAAGCTGATGCAATTCTTAAAGTATTGCAAGAAAGAGAATTGTTAAAGGCATTATCTAAACGCATCAATTAAGGAGTTATTATGAAAGAAGTTATTGAAAAACTAGACTCAATCGAAGCACAACAAGTTGCTAAAATTGAAGAAGTAAAAGCAGAAGTAGCACAAACTGTAGAAGCAGTTAAAGCAGAAATGTCTGAAAAAGTTGCATCTTTAGAAGCTAAAATTTCTGAAGTTCAAGCACCTGCAGTCGTTCCTACATATAAGTCTTTAGCCCATGAACTTAATCGTTCTGTTAAAGAGCAACTGCGTGATTTTTACAAATCTTCTGCTCGTGTAGAAAAAGAAGTTAAGGTATTTGAATCTGTTGACCAATATGATGCATTTATGAAAGAAGCATCTGATTTGGGCAATCCTGCAGGATATGGCTCTGGTTACAATGTGGGTGGTCGTACTGGATATGACCCTGTATTTGTTTCTTTGCGTCAAACCAATCCTTTGCGTGGTGTAAGCCGTTCTGTTGCTACTGATGGTTCTGCTTATCAATTCCGTGCAAAAGTTGGAAACGCAGGTGCTCGTTGGGGTTATGCAATTCAAAACAATGGAGCTCTAACTACTCAAAATACTAATATTTGGCAGTTAGTTCTTAAAGATTTGAACTGTGAATTTCCTGTTCGTACTGCTACTCTTGATGACATTGATGGTTTAGAAGGCAATATTATTTCTGACATGATGGCTGAATTTGGTCAGGCAGAAGCACAATCTATGATCCTTAATGATGACCAAGGTAGCGATACTGGTTATGGTGGTACTAATGGTCTGCGTGGCTTAAACCAATATGCGTTTTTTAATGCATTTGTAGGTGGCACTATTCATCCTGCACAATATGGTTCAAGTGGTGTAGCAACTTCTGATGGCTTATCAACCATTACTACTTATGACCAATTAACTACTAATGGTAGCTCTGCAACTGTAAACAATGTTACTTATGCTGATGTTGTTAACATGATTTATGCTTTGCCTAACCAATACTGGACTGATTCTGCTAAGTTCATGATTAATCCTGTAATGCTTTCAGCAATTCGTGGATTAACTGATGACCAAGGTCGACCAATTTATGTAGATGGTTTGGCTAGACCTGATGGCATTGTAGGTCAACTACTTGGCTTTGATGTTGTAGTTAATAAGTATGTTGATACTCCTAACTATGCAGGTGTTGATAAAGCTAGCTTATATCCAATGTTCTTTGGTGATTGGCAAAAAGGTCATGCAATCGTTGACCGCCTAAACATGATTCTCCGTAGATATGACCAGACACAACCTGGATTCATTACTTTCTATGGTGAAAAGCGTTTATGCTCAAGCGTTGTTGACCCATTTGCTTTAGTTGCTTATCGTTCTACTGCAACTGCAAACGACTAAAGGTTAGGGGCGAAAGCCCCTACCTTTTTTCTAAGGATATATATGCCAAAACCAACTGCAGAAATGAAAGAAGAAGCTCGAAAAGGTTTAGAGTGGCGAAAAGAATTTCGTAGAGGTGGAACTGAGGTTGGTGTAGCAAGAGCAAGAGATATTATTAATGGTTCAGATTTTGGCAGAGATACTATCGGTAGAATGGTTAGTTACTTTGCAAGACATGAAGTAGATAAAAAAGCAGAAGGCTTTAGACAGGGTGAAGATGGCTT